TTCTAAATTTGTTTTTTCAAGTTGTTTTTCAAGTTCTTTTTGTTTAGCTTCAGCATCTTCTGTTGAATTACCAAATAAATCCATTGCACTTGCAGCCATTCCTAACAAAACTACAATTGCTCCGATACCTGTAGTTGCTAATGCTATTCTAAATGCTTTTAATGCACCTGTTGTTGTACCTACTACTAAAGCATAAGCCCCTTGAGCTACTGCCGCAGCTTTTGTAGCAGCTGAATTTAACGTTTGCATTAAAGCACTTTCCGCTTGTAGTGCATTTGATATTTCAGTTACAGAATTTACAATTAACATAGCAGCTTGAAGCTTAACCATTGTTTTTTGTAAATCCTCACTTTCAATACCAACTAATGCCATGGAACCTTCTACTGCTCCAAATGCATTTGTAACCGTGTTAATACCTTGTAAAGCTGCATCTAATCTTCTTGTATCACTTGCAAAGTTTTTAACACCAGTTGAAATATCCCCAATTTTATCTTGTAATTTACCAGCTTCGCGTGTTAATTTTTTAAATTCTTCCGTGCCTTCATCCATGTTGGCTAATTGAGCCTTCATTTCACGAAGTTGTGCTTTTAAAGATTTTGTTTTTTCAGTTGTTTCGGATATATTATCTTTTAAATCTACCTCTAACTCAATTGTTCTTTTTTCTGCCATCGTGTTTTCTTTTCACTTGTTTATAAATCTTTTTTAAATTGGAAGTGTATTCGTGTTTTCCTTTGGCAATATCCACTATTTCACTCACGTTAAAAAAGTCATCCGTTTTTAAAAGTTCTAATATCTGTGCTATCATTCTTGTACTATAATTATGTCTTGCGTTAATAAAGTTCCTGCTGTATTAAAATATGATACTACTACTGTAATTACTTGAACCGAACTTTCCTCTGTAATTAGATTTAATCCAGTTTCTGTAATTATTGGATTCGTGTTTTCGGCTAATATCTTTGAAGTTGTGTTTGGATTTGCAGGAATACACACCTCAACCAACTGATTTTGGTAAATTGTACTCGGAGTAATCGTAACACCCGAAAAAGAACTTGTAATTGTAGCGTATGCACTCCCATTTATAAAAGGAATATTGATATCTAAACATTGCGCACTTGAATCTGGGTTAATAGGCTCTTGCGCTATCAATGGTCGGAAGTCTAAATACAAACTGAAATTCACCTCGCCAGTTGTAAGGTTGCTTTTCATTTCGTTTATAATGTATCTCTTATCACGAATTATAAGTCTATCGTTCAATCTAAGCGATGTTAATAGGCTAATTGGTAAAACAGTCTTAACCGTTACTAAACGTTGCTTTAAATCGAATAAATTAGATAAATACGGAAAGTAATATGTTGCATATAATCCGTTGCTTATTGTTTCATTGTGTATTATGCTGTTATCTGCTCCAAAGTTTAAACTGTATTTCGTGTTTTGGTAGGTTAAATCTTGACCAAATAACATATACGAATCTATATTATCGTAATTAACGCCATTGTAAAATCTTATGTCATGAGGTAATGAATCGCTTTCGCCATACATATAAAGCAAACAAGGCTTTGGAGTGTACGCTTGATAGTTTTCGTTAAGGGCATATCCTAAAATTGCGTAATTGTTACCACTAACTGAACGTTGGAATAATAAATTTTCAAATGGACTTTCAATAGTATATTCTCCACCGTCATAATCAAATTGGTAATTCATATCACCGTATTTTTGATTGTAGGTTTTGAAGTAATTTTTATTTGTAAATGCTTCGCTTTCTTGATATGTGAAATTTATCTTTTTGAATAACGGAACTCTACTTACATCAATTGAATCTAAATCCGTGTTTTCGGTTATATCAACAATAGCTCCTTGACTGTACCATAAATCCAAAGGCAACACTTGATAAACATCTTGCTCAACAGGAACGCAAGTCATATTGAACTCTTTTAGCACTCCCGAAAAGAAATCAGCGACTTTCATATCAGGCATTACGTTGTTTAAATTTACGTTGCCCGATAATGTTGTTTGAACTGTACTAATTTGAGATAGATTATTTAATCCTTGAATTGCTTGGATTTGATAAATAATATTCATGTCAACACTCATTGGTACTGTTGCTCTTAACTTAAATGTTAAAACCGTATTTAAACCAATCGTGTTTTGAAAAGATACATTTCCAAAGTTCCCAGTAGTGTCTCCAGTTATTGTTTGAGTATAATTTCCGTTTTGAAAAACATCAATATAAAAAGTCCCAGCAGCCGATAAATTTAATACTTCAAAATAAACTGTGTGAAATTGTACACCAACAGCGTACAAAATATTTATTTGGTCTTGGTAAATATCTACATATTGAGGTAAAGACGGATTTGGAATATTAGGGGCTGCAATTACAGTTGCTAATATTTGGTCTATTAATACATCAGACTGCTGACTTACCCATTGATATTCTATCGTGTTTTTGCCCCATAAAAATAGTTTCTTAAATCTTTCATCGTTAAAAAACGAACTATCAAATGTTATTCCGTATTTGTCTTCAATAGCTTCAAATATCTTACTTACTTTGACAGCAGGGAAAAGCTCATCGTATTGGATAGCATGAGCGTTTTGCGTTATGTCTTGCGTTCCATGATAATAAGTCCATAACCGCGTGTTGGCAATTAACGGATAGCGAACATCAAAATCTGTTACCGTGTCAGTTATTCTATTATAAATATTAGTTCCAGTAAAGGCAAATTCTAAATCGCTGTAATCTAAGTCTTTTAATTTATCCTCTCCAAACTTGTCTTTTAATGAAAGTATGTCGCCATAAAAAGTAATAGTGTAACTTTCTACTTGTCCGTTTTTTACATTCGCCTTTTCGAGCTGTATCTTTCCACGCCTAAAAAACGTTAAGTCAATTTCAATAAAAGCATCACGCCTTAAATTTTGGTCTATTGTAGGATTTACATCTGACTGATAAAAGTGTTCAAATATCTCATTGTTATGAGGTGAAGCAGGAACGGTAAAACTTTGCGAAAAGTCGGTGAATACTTTTGATATGTCCGAAATATTTTGAACGCTGGAAGTTACGTTAATCTGTTCATCGTTGAATAACTCTACTTGAACACCCTCAATAAATAAACCGACTATCCGTTTCATATTACGTTGTTAATTGTGTTGTAAGAAAAGTCAAACTCTAATTGATAGTTAATCGTCTTTTGGTTTATGTTCTTAAATAGTTCAGTGCTTTGTGTTTTTAAAGTAGCTGGTAAACTATTGATTAATATCCTTTCACTTAGCATAAGTTGCTTAAGTAAATTGTTATAACTTTCATCTACCCAGTCCGTGTTTACCTTTATTGAGTTTTTTCCGTTTGTGTTGAAACTCTTTGTTTGCCCTTCTAAAGTGTTGTAATTTGGAAAAGTGGACTGCATTAAATTGTATTTCGTGTTTTCAACGCTTAGGATGTTATTTGAAGCTGCATAAAACCAAGTCCTTTGCCATGCTCCATATTGATTTACAAAGTCGCATAATACAGGCGTATATCTACAATTTAAATTCGGCTTGAATGTTGCTTCCCATAATGATGTAAATGTAATTCCGGATAAAGTGCCTATTTGAAATTTATTTCCATCGGCATAATTATTTGGGTGAACTCTGTAAACGTCTTTTAAAGTGGGAGTCAATGAAGATATATTAACAGTGGTTACGGCTCCAGTTCTTAAATTAGTATATCTCGCTCGATAAAGCGTATCGGTTAATACAGTGGCATGACCTCCTCTATAAGCATTATTTGAGCTTGGATTAATAGAACTATCATAAGCATAAGTAAACGTTCCCTGATCGTGTAAAACTGTAGTAACCGAATATAAATTAGGATTATAACCTTGTTCGTAATACCCAAAGCCATCAAATGCTTTATAAGTTGTAGTACTTAAAAGCGTGTAAACTCCTGTATCTAATTTATAACGTTTTACTTGTGCGTTGCACCATTGTGTTGTTTCGGAATCTGGCGTAGTATTATATATTTGTTGTCGTACATTCCAACTTATGTACTCTCGGATGTAAGGTGAAATATTATAATACGTGTTTACGTTGTTTGAAGCTGGAATTAATTTGCTAAGTATATATTGAGGGTCGGTTGGTGCTGAGCCAGTTCCGTTCCATAATCTTAATTCTATCTTTGAACCCTCTTGACCTGTTTCGGATATTTCGATTATATAAGGTGAACGTGCGAAAATACTCATTTTATATTTTTTAAGTTTTGATTTAATATTGAATTTAAAAGCGTTTCAGCATCTAATCCGTATTTATCTATTAACACGTCCGGAAGTTTCTTAAATGCTTTCTCAAATGGCTTAGTAAAGAACAAGCTTGGTTTGATTCCGTATTTTTGTATATGCGCAGCCAAAGCAAATTTAATTCCTGAACGTGACGCAAATTGACCGCCTTGTTTTCTCGGTGCTAATCCTTTTCGAACTACCCATTTATCAAAGTGTCTCGGACTTGGTCTATTTGATAAACCTGATTTATATGAATAATCTGTATTGTATTTTTTATGAGTACCCGAAACCCCTTTATCTTGGAAGTTACCGTAAGCCTCCATGTCAAAATAAACGCCGATTGAATTTGGGAACTCTTTTACTTCACCTTTTATTGAGCTGGATAATTTTCCAGACGTATCTTTATTTTGTCGCTTTAATTCGGCTTTCGCTTGGCTAACAACTTCATCTCTAAATTTCTGTAAGGCTTTTAGTGTTTCACTCATTAGCAAATAGTCATTGAGTTAGGAACTAAAATATCGAGTGTCATTGTCCAGCCTGCTAAGTAATTTTCAAAGCGTTCAGCGAATGGCTCAACTGTTGCGTTACCATCTACCATGAAATTGTCGCTGAATAATTCCCCACGTCTTAAACTTTCGTAAAGCCTATTTTGAACTGCAAACATTGTATTTAAAACGTCTTGTTCGTTGTTGTCTCCGATAAATATATTCGTGTTTTCGTTCTTTGAAATATCAACAATATCCATACATAAAATAGATACATTAAAACGAATTATGTTATTCTCAATCGTGCTACTATTTACAATTATATGCGCTAAAGGAAAAATTGTTTGTTTAGACAAGTCAACAGCGAATATGTCACCCTCCGTTACCGTGTTTATAAACGCGTCATTATCGAAGTGTCCTTTTAACGTATCCAGTAAATTATAATAATTACCCATTTTTAAATTTTCTTTTTAATTCTCTATTTTCAATTTCAGTTCGCTGTCGCTCGTAAGTAAGGTAGGTAAGGCACTTCCGTATTCCCAATTTGGTAACTTCATCAAACTTTGTAACGTCTCCTTTAGCGAGTGCATATATTGAATTATACCATCCCCATTGCTTATTGAATTGAGTCCGTTCTGAATAGTCGTGTTGAGTTCCTTGTTCTTCTTCATCTCCACTTCCAAAGAGGTAAGCGAAGCTTGAACTAAGTCGTTTCCTAAATGATAAAAAAAAACCGATGCTGACATTGCAATATCCAAAGGAGTGTATTTCATTAACTCAGCGAATTCATCCGTTCCTGAATACGGCATTATTTCGTAAGTGCTTTGTTTCGTTTTTTTGGTTATCGGCCTATAAAGAACTGCCATTGCTTTGTGAAATGTTTCAACCTTGCCTATATTGTGGTCCAAGTCTACATATTCACCGAAACTCATATCTTCTAAATTAGGAATGAAACCGAATTCCATGTCTTGTATTTTAAACGTAGTTTTGAAATCCGTCTTTTGCTGGAATAATTCGTTAAAATGATTAGCCAATCCAACAACATCACTCCATTTAATCTTTAATACGTCACGCATATTTAAACCGCAGAAAATTTCAATAGATTTTTGAGCGATTAACTCTTCATCGTTTGAATCCTCAACCAATTTCATGAACTTTTGGTAATTCATTAATGGAATTTCACTAAGCGTTGTTGGAATTACTATTTCCGTTTTCATATTTATATAACTTTAGATTTGATAATTGTAGTAAGCTAAGGCAATATCGAAGGCTTGCCCTAACATTTTTGTGTGTATTCGTATTTTCATAGGATCATCAAACACTATTTTTATGCGAATACCTTTCTTTTCTAAGATGAATTTCTCAACTGTGCGCACCATTAACGGTAGGTCATCTGTCATTTATGTAAATTAATGAATAAAATACTGACCATAATGTGGATTAACTCCCAACACTTCCATTTCGTGGTAACGTGCTGCGTCAATGCTGTGGTTGTTGAAGTCAATAGGCTTGTTTAAACGAACGCCAGTTTTATCAGTGTCCCAAATGTAGCCACGTAATTCTTTGATTAGATTCGTGCTGTTTGACGTTACTAAGTATTCTTGGCTTTGCATTATTTGAATACCAAAGTTTATTGAGTCCTTGCCTTTTGTTACTCCTTTTATCGTCTTTCCGTACCGTCTAATCTCTTCTATTGACTTAGGCTCGGAACTATCCGCATATATTGGAACGTTATCAGGAAGTATTTTAGCAATATCGCTGTTTATCATTCCTGTACGGTAAACAAGTTCGTTTAATATTCTTTGACCATTCCATGTATAAACCTCAACTGCTGAGGTGGGGTCATTCGTGTATCCAAAGTCAAGTCCAATTCCTATCAATCTCGCATCACTTGGAATACTATCAATTTGTTTCCAGTTGCTGAATATAACGCCCTCAAGCATTCCGATTTCGCCTAAGCCGTAAACACGCCACCAATTACTCCAATACGTGCTTGTTGACGCTTTTTCTCGGTTCTTTTCTATTTGGTCAATAATTGACTTGTCAAGAGCTTCGTTATCCTTGTAGGTAAGAATTATAAAGTCTGCGTCTGGTTCGTCTTTTAGTTCGGTATGCACCCAAAATTCATTAGCTGGGTTAAAGTCTAAAAATACTTCTTTTTTAGTCCGTATAGCAAGTTCATTATAAGATTCAAAGGTAACATTATTGCATTCGTTAATATAAAGAATATCACGGCGAGCACCACGTAACTTAGAGCTATCGTCCGCACTAAAAAATTCAAAAACACTTCCATTTTTAAAGTTATAGGTTAATAAAGATTTATTGAACTGC